GTAAATAATCATCCTGTTAGCCGTTTGATCCGGGTTAAGCCTAACCCATATATGAATATTTTCAATTTCTGGGATTGTATTAATGCCGGAATGGACGGTTGGGGAAATTCTTATGCAATCATTGAGCGGGATGCACACGGGGATCCGGTTGCCTTACATCCGGTATTGCCTTCTGAAACCAGTGTGACTGTCAAGGACCGGAAAAAATATTTTAAGGTCTATGGAAATCAGTTGGGGCTGGACGGTATTTACAGTAATGAGGAGATGTGCCATTTTATGCTGATGACCCTGAACGGGCTGAAGGCCCTGAATCCAATAGAATATAATGCGATCTCTATAGCAAAGGGTGTGGCGGCGACGAAATTCGGTGCGGAATTCTATAAAAAGGGCGGCAATATCAGGGCGGTATTGGAAGCTGACGGGTCGATGTCTGATACGGAGTATAATAATTTTGTGAAGCATTTTAACGAGTCGTCCCGGAACTATGAAACCCCGCTCCTGGAATATGGAATAAAATATAAGCAAGTCGGCATTTCTCCTATTTCCGCCCAGCTATTGCAGACGGAAACTTTTTCCATTCAGGATATAGCCCGGATCTTTAATGTTCCTCCGCATATGCTATGCGAAATGAGCCATGCAACCTTCTCCAATATCGAGCATCAGACGATTCAGTTTACCACCTTTTCTCTCCGGCCTTCCGTGAAACGGATCGAAACTGAATTAGAAGCCAAACTTTTCTTCGAAGGGGAAACGGATCAGTATAGTGTGAAGTTTGATCTGAACGGTCTGATGCGTGGTGATACGGCAGCCCGGTCGGAATGGTACCGGACCAGCATACAAAACGGTATTCACAGCCGGAATGAAATCCGGCAAATGGAGGGATATCCGCGGCTTGAGGGACTGGATGATATGCTGTATCCCTCAAATATGACAATTGTAGGACAAGAAAATCAGGATAAAAAATGAAGACGAATTTAATAGGACATGTAAGAAGGCTTGCAGAGAACGTTGAAGAAACCCGAACGATTGAGTTTGTTGCTTCGGATAATACGAGGGACGCTCACGGAACGGTGGTTCCTGTGGATAAGTGGGATCTTACCCGGTTTAATAGTAACGGAATTATCGGATATCAGCATAATGTTTATGGTGATATGTGCGGGAATGAGGATCCGGACCGGGTGATCGGAACCGGACAGGCCCGGATTGAGGATAATCAACTGATTGTTTCGATGACCTTTGAACCTGCAGAGTTGAACCCTTTAGCCGAAAAGATCTTCCGTAAGATTCTGCATGGCACTTTGAAAGCTGTTTCTGTCGGTTTTGTGCCGACTAAAGAGGGCGCCTGGGGAGAAGGTGAAGAAGCGAAGAACGGATCTAATCCGACCTATTATTTTGACGGTCAGGAATTGCTGGAAGTGTCGGTCGTGAACATTCCGTCCAACAAAAATGCACTGAAACGTGGTTTTCGGGATAACACGGTAGATGCGATCAATTTTATTTACCGGGCTTTGGATGGCCGTTTCCGGTATTCCGAGATTGAAGATATGAAGGTCCGGGATATACTGGATTTGCTGGATGAACGGAAGGCTCCGGAAAAAACGGAAGAGGGAGAAGCCCCGGAAGTTCCGGAGGACATACCGGAAGATCGGGCGACTGATGATGCTGATGTTGTTCTGGCCGAGGCGGAATTGGCAATAGACAAATAACTATTCATTTTTAAATTGACAGATATGAGAAAAATTCATGAAATTAAAAAAGAACTCTCTACGGAGATTGAGAACTATAAGCGTTTTCGGGGAGAGGGAAAAGCAGAGGAAGCTAAAGCAGCTCTGGAAAAAGTGCGGGGACTTACCAGTGAACTGGAGGATGCACAGGCTTTGGATCGGGCAGAAAGGGCTTCGGTAGCAGATAAGTTCTCAGAGCAGGAACGGAGTGAAATAAACCGTTTTTCTTTCCAAAAATTTATTCGCGAGGCTGCAGAAGGTAAGTTGGAGGGTTTTGAATTGGAGATGGCACAGGAAGGAAGAAAGGAAGCCGGCGAATTGGGCCGGACGGTTAAGGGTGTTTGTATTCCTTATTCGGTATTGTCGGTAAAGAATGTCAGGGCTGCGGCCGGACAGAATGCCGGGACTGCTGCTGATGGAGGCAATTTGATACAAACTTCCGGGCCGACCTATATCGAAGCGTTGCGTGCTAATCTGGTGATGCAGAAGCTGGGTGCAAAATTCCTGACCGGACTGATCGGTACGCTGAGTTTTGTAAAAAATTCGAAGGTGGATATCTCCTGGGCGGGTGAAGCCGAGATTGTTGAAAACGAGAAGATTTCTTTCAGCCTTCAGGAGATGAAGCAGAAACGCCTGGTGATCACTACGGCCTTTACCAAAGATCTGCTGAATCAGACGAGTATGGATGTGGAATCCCTGATCATGAATGAGATGATACTGGCACATGCCCAAGGGATTGATGATGCGGCCCTTAACGGTGCAGGCAGTAAGGCTCCACTCGGTATTTTGAATTTGGAGGGTGTCGGCGCAGTCGCTATCGGAGAAAACGGTGGTGAAATCGACTGGGCGAAGGTGGTAGCCCTGGAGACGGCAATCAGTGCAAAGGATGCGATGCTGGGGAATTTGGCTTATCTGACCAATCCAAAGGTTATCGGGGCTTTGAAAACCACTGAAAAGGCATCTGGAACGGCCAGATTCCTGATGGAAGCGGCGAATACGCTGAACGGTTATGATATTATCAGTACGACTTTGATGCCTTCGGATATTACCAAAGGTACCGGGGAGAATCTGTCTGCAATGCTGTTCGGAAACTTTGCCGATGTGATCGTGGGCCAGTGGGGCGGACTCGACATTATCGTGGATCCGTACACCCTGAAGAAATCCGCACAGGTGGAGATTACGATGAATGCCTGGCATGATGTTTTCGTGCGGCACGATGAAAGTTTCGCGGCAATCAAGGATATTAAAACGGCATAGTATGTTGGTAAAGATTAATAAACCTTTGAAAGGATACGGGTATTTTGGCGGCGAGACCGCCGAATTGCCTGATGATGTTGCTGCCAAGTTTATTAATAGCGGAGCGGCGATTATGATTCAGAAAACTGAGGGCGGGGAAGATGATAACACTTTACCGGAAGATCTGCCGATGCGTGATCTGTTGTACGAAAATGGTTATGAATCGGTGGAACAAATTCTGGATGCTAAGGAAACTCTTACCGATGTGAAAGGTATTGGTAATGCGTCTGCCTGCAGGATAATTGAATTTTGCGGAAATTATGAAGGTTGAACGGATCAGCACATCGGAAGAGCTTCCTGTAAAATTGGAACAACTGAAAGAGCATCTCCGCATTATGTCGGATGACTTCGACAGTATTCTGATTTTACACCTGAAAGCGGCAATTGCTTCGGCTGAAGAATTTACCGGTCAGGTGTTATGGCCGGGAAATTTTCGGTTGACGGGTGATTTTGATAAGGTGTTAAAGACTGGGATAATGCCGATCACAGATATTGTATCTGTCCGGCTGGATGGTGAAGAATTGGATGTAACGGAGATAGGGATATCCGGAAGCAGTCTTTATTTTCCTGAAGGGATGAAAGGAAATTCTGTAATAATTGAATTCATAGCCGGTTTTAAGGAAGTTCCTTTCGATGTTGCTGCTGCGATACTTTTAATTGCTGCCAAATTTTTTGAAAATCCTTTGGATTCTGTGGAACAATTGCCGAAGGCTTCTACAAACCTTTTAAGACCACATAAGAGATGGGGAAGATAGATTTCAGTGTAGGTGAATTTGATACCCGGGTACAATTCTATAAACAGGAGATTACCCGGACGGATGCCGGGGCCATTGTAAAAGATTTCATAAAAACGACAGAAGCTTTTGCCGGAGTTTCTTCAAAGACACTGGATGAGACTGTCGGGGGGGAACGGATCCGGGTTGTAGAAGTATTGGAACTTACGTCTTATTTATTGGTCGGTATGAATAATTCCTGGAGAGTGGAAATAGGCGGAAATATGTATGAGGTGATTTCAGTAGAGCCGGTAAAGAGAAGGTTTATGAAGGTCGTTATAAAACAGTTGTAGATGGATCAGATTCGCGTCAATGGTATAGAAGAAGCCGAACGGGTGCTGGATGAAATGATAAGGAATTATCCGAAACAAACTGTCGCTGCCGGGTTACGTGCCGCTGCAAAACCTTTTGTAAATCGGACAAAAGAAGCTGGACCTTCGCCGAAATTCAGTAAGCTGGCAGGGGTAAAGGTTTACACAAAAGGGAAGGAACCTTTAATGGCTGCCGGGCAATTCGGAGGCAGAACGAAACGGGTGTGGAAGACACTCAGCAGTTATATGTCAATGTACTATATCTCTTATTGGTTGAATCATGGGACATTGTCGAACCGGAGTGCTGCCTATCATTTTAAAAACGCCCGCAAGCCGGTTTCTGCAAATTGGAAAGGCGGTATCCGGGCAACCGATGATATGAAAAAGGCCTGGGAAGTTTCGAAAGCTCGGGTTATATCTGCTATTCCGGTAGAAATGCGGAAAGCGAGTGAACGTTTTATAAAGAGGATGCAATCTAAAACGGGGATAAAATGAAACAGGAGATCAGTACATTAATTTATGACACCTTAAAAGGAATTGTGGAAATTTATCCGGTGTTGGCTGATGTAGAAGATAGTAAAAATCTTCCGGTACCCTATGCCATTTATCAGTTGAAGGAATCGGGAAATAAGACAAAGGAAACGGTTAAGAAAGTGTATGATACCGGAATTTTTATTGTTACGGATACTTATGAGATTGCCTGGGAAATTATACATAAAGTGGAAGAGGCGATAAATCTGCTAGACCGTTCCAGTATCTGTGTTTCTGCCATTACAGGAGAAGTTAAGTATGATGGAGAGGACCGGCGTTATGTTGGTGAAATGAGTTTTACAATTAAAAAATTATAAGTTATGGGACAGAGTATTAATGGATATGACATTATTTTTCAGGCTGTAGTCGGAGAGCAAAAAAAGCTGTTTGCCGGGACGAAATCGAACAACTTTAACCTGAATCCAAAGGTTAAAGAATCTATTACCAAAGAGGATAAAGGCACCTCTAATAAGAAAATAACCGGTTATGATACTGAATTTACCGTTGACGGGGTAATGGAAATAAATGAGGCGGAAGAGAAAACAAAACGGCTCGACCGCAACGATGTGATCGATTTGGTTATGGCCGGTGATCCGATTGAATTTGTGTATGGGAATCCGGCGCCGGGTAATACCGCTTACAAAGGGAAGATGGTGATAACCGGTTATTCGGAAAGTACCGATGCGGAAGGTGAGGCCACCTATTCCCTGAATTGCTCCGGAATCACAAAGCTGACCAAAGAAGAAATTACAGGGGTGTAAAGCTATGAAAGATTTTTTGAAAATAGGTGATTCAGAATATCGGGTTGAGGCAAACTGGAATGCTATAGCCGGTTTTTGCCGGAAAAAGGGAGTTTCTGATTTGTCTCAGCTTGATGTCTTGGTACATATCGCTATAGACGATATCTTACCTCTGATGCATTGTTGTATAAAAGAAGGCGAGCGGTTGGAAAAACGTAATTTCCCGATGTCGGAATCTGAATTGGGAAGTGTTGTCAATACAGCAGTAATGGGGCAATTTATGAGAATTTATGCAAGGCAGAGCCAGATGGAGGCGGATGGAGGGAGTGGAAAAAAAAAGTAAATGAAATAGTTTCCCTGGATTATTTTCTGGGTATTGCCTTGGGGGAATTGGATATGCAGGTGATGGAGTTTTGGGAAATGCGCCTTAAGGATTTTTTTCTGAAACTTCACTACTACAATGAGAAGAAACAGCGGGAATTGGAAGTATATGCCAATCTGCTCAGAATGCAGACAGTTTCCCTGATTAATGTTCAGTTAGATAAAAAATCAAGGATTACGGATCCTAAAAAATTTTGGTTATTTCCCTGGGAGATTGAAAGTGTTCAGGAAAGTGGTGTACAGGATATCGGGAATGTAATAAAATTAAGCAAATTGCTATGAGTGTTATTTCTAAGTTAAAGGTCTGGATTGGTTCCGATACCTCTGATTTGCAGAAAGGACTTAAAAAAAGTAAAAAGGAAGTTTCTGCTTTCGGGACGGGAATAAAAAAGCTGAAGGGGATGATAGCCGGGGCTTTTGCTGTAAGTAGCATTGTGTCATTTGCTAAAGAGTGCCTGGGTTTAAATAAAGTTCAGGCAGAGGCAGAGAAAAAGTTAGGAGCGGTAATCAAGGCAACGGGGGCAGCTGCAGGCTTAACAGCCGATGAAATGAAAAAATATGCGTCGCAATTGCAGGATGTGACCAAATACGGCGATGAAGTGACTATAGATGCTATGGCCATTATGTCGACCTTTAAATCGATCAAGGGGGATGTATTTAAAGAGGCTATTGCTTCAGCTCAGGATATGGCGACGGTCTTGAATACCGATTTGAATGCAGCAGTCATGCAGATCGGTAAGGCTTTGGAATCGCCGGAAATTGGTCTGACAGCTTTGCGTCGTTCGGGTGTTTCTTTTTCCCAGGAACAGGTAAAACAAATCAAGCAACTGGTTGCCGAAGGGAAAAAGCAGGAAGCGCAGCTGATTATGTTAAAAGAACTCCAGAATGAATTTGGCGGAGCAGCCAAAGCTGCGGCTGGAGATGCCTATGGAGCTGCAACACAATTAAGTAATGCCTGGGGTGACTTGAAAGAGGTTATCGGTGCTGCTGTTACTCCTAGTGTGGAAAGTATAAATTCTCTTACAAATGCAACAAAAGAGGTTACTAATGTACTGAATGACGAGTCGATACCGGCATGGCGTAAGTGGCTGGGAATGATAATTCCTCCAACAGCATACGCTAATAAATGGCTGGCCGAACAGAATAGAATGATACGTGAGAATAATGAGGAAGTTATAAGGAGTTTAAAGCTTTCGGAATTGTCTTTGAATGATTTATTGGGAATACAGAATGTATATAAGACTTTAAATAAGGAGCGTGGTGATAATCGCTATCAGCAGACTCTTAAAGCAATTGCAGATGAGATAGATAAAAGAGCTTCAGGGATTGAAGCAGAGACAGAAGCACAAAGGAAAGCCCGTGAGGCAGCAGAAGAAAAAATAAATCTAGAAAAAAAGAAAAAGCAGGCGATTCAGGATACGATAGACATGGAGGAAAAAACTTCCGGAGCTATCGGAGAAAAAATAAAGGCTTTACAAAATCTGAAATCTGCAACCGATATAACCGATCAGGCAAGTCTGGATTATTATAACAAAGAGATAGCCCGTCTGAATTTACTTGTACAGAAAACGGACGAACTCAGCCGGAAACGGGTGCTCGATGCACAGAAAAAGATGGAAGGTGGCCCGATCAGCCAACCTGCTGTATTGTACGGGTTAGATGATGCTTTATTCGATATAAATGGTGAATTGCCGGTATTCGATGATCTGGCGCAATTGCCGGATAAATTAGAGCCTGTGCGGACCAAACTGCAGGAAATACAAAAAGACTGCATAGATGTGAGTGACGTTGTCAATGCAGCTTTTTCTGATTTGGCGGTTGGGTTCGGCGAGAATATCGGGGAGCTTATAGCGGGATCCGGAGATTTGCAGGGTTTCGCCACCCTTGTTGCGGGAACTTTTGCCGACATGGCCATAAATGTGGGAAAGACTGCGATATCGACAGGTATAGCCGTGGAAGGTATCAAGCTTGCATTGAAATCGCTGAATCCTTTTGCTGCCATTGCTGCCGGGGCTGCGTTGGTGGCTTTGGGTACTGCTGTAAAAAGCTCTTTGGGTAAGATTGCTGATGGAGGTAATGCTTCGGGAACATTTTCCGGGAATGCTTATAGCAATGAGGTGAATATCGGGAATACAAAAGATTATTCTTCCGGGATGGATTCCGGTAAAATTAATGTAATTGTAAGTGGTGAGTTGAAAGCAAAAGGCAGTAATCTGGTTGCTGCAATTAATTCTGAAAATATACGTAAAGGATTGACGACATGAGTTACGGTTTGAAATACAGGCTGTCGTTTGACAGCGTTTCGGGTACACCATACGAGATAAATATTCTGGAGGCCGGATATGACGGGCCTGTAGAAAAACGGAACCTCGGCAGCGCCCCTGTTCTGAAAATGGATGACGGCGAGGCCGTGCGGGGTACCTCTTTGGAACTGAGCATAGAAACCTGTTTTGACGGCGATCTCCGGGAGTTTTACACGACGGACAGAAAGAAGTTCCGGGTAGAGGTGTACCGTTCGGGCGTATTGTTCTGGAGCGGACACATCCTTCCGGAGCTGTATTCGGAGCCTTACATTTCCGTTCCTTTCGATGTATCCGTTACGGCCTCCGACGGTCTGGGCTTACTGAAAAATATTCCTTTCGGTCTGAGCGGCAAGCGTTCCGTGTTTGATGTCATCAAATATTGCTGTGAGCAGACGGGACTGGTGCTTAACTATGTCTTTGCATCGAAACTACTTGCTACCGGTATGAGTGGTGTGGCGAGCGTGTACACCCAGGCGTTTGTAGACTGCAATGCATTTGACGATGCGGATTGCTATGAGGCCTTGGAGAAGGTACTGATCACTTTCGGATCCTATATCAAGCAGAAGGACTGCAAATGGCATGTGCTCCGGTATACGGACCAGGATACGGATCTGATGGAATATGATCCGTCGTGTAATTTTGCGGGCGGCTTCCGGCCTGTAATGAAAACACTGGGGGCTATCGGGGATGACACTTATCCTGTCGGGCAACTGGAATCTGAGATCGTCCCGGCCAGGAAGGATTTTACTATGGAACAGCCCTACGAGCTGTATCCGAGCCTTTTGAAAGACTATTGTTTTGCGGCGGTGGGAAGCTGGATACTTTCTCCCGGAGTACGGTTTATGCGTGTGGATGAAGAGACTTACTGTGAACTGAAACCGACAAAACTTCCCGAAAAACTCGAAGCCTACGTTATGCAGTCCATATCCGTAGAAGCCTGCAACCGGCCTTTCCGGATAGAGTTTCAGTTTTCGATATGTCTGATGTCAAACCGGGAGATCGGTTCGATCGACATGAGCACCGGCCGAAGTTTCCGGCTTGAGATTTTTATCACCGATTCCGGTGGCACCAGGCATTATCTGTCGGCTGAAGGCTGGGGGACAAAAGAGACATACATTGAAGTCCGCGGAGATGTACAGAACGGCAAACTCCGTATTACGGACGGAGTCAACTATGATTATATCCCTGCGAGTTTCGAAACGTTCAGAATCAATCTGGAGCGTATTCCCTATTCCGGAGAGATGGCTTTTCGCATTGTAAATCCTTATAAGTATTATACGGTTCCCGGCACGCCTGCTCTTGACGATTACAACGATATGAACATTATCTGCCTTAAGGAGTTTGTATTCACCAGCGATGTCGACGGAAATCCGGACGTGAACGTTTTGCTGAACCCGGAAGCGTCGACGTCGGCCCCTTCGCTGAAGGTGGGTTTTGTGGATGCGCCGTTT